GCTGGTCGATCCGGAATCCGGCAGGCGTTACCGAATACCTATAGCGGAAGTCTTTGCGGCCTGTATCGACGATCCGGACCTGCCGCCTAAACCCAGCTCAACTCACTAATACCAGCCCATAAATCTCAATGGGTTTGGGAAAGCTCTGCCCGCTGTACAAGGAAATGTTATGCAAACCGCTCAAAACACCGCTGCAAAGGTCCTGCAGCGCAAAGGTAAAACGCGTCGTGCACCGGCTGATTCACCGGCCTCTGCGTTTTACCTCCCAGTGTCCAAGCGCGGTAAGCCACTGCCTGATCGGGACAAGACCAACGTTGCCAGGCTGTCCGAAGCTCAGAAAAGGACGTTCCTGGGCGAAGCCGCAAGACGTGTCAAAGTAGAAGCGAGCGAGCGTAAGGGGAAATGGCTGCGTTCCCTGGATTGCGTTCACCTATCCGGCCGCCGTGTCAGACAAGAGATCTGGAGCAAACTTTCAGCCGTCGCCGAGCCGATGATGGCCCGTGTCGATATCGCCACAATGGTACTTGGCTGGATGGATAATGACGGCCAATTCCACCTCAACCTGCAGAATGGCCTAGCGGTAGACGCAGAGATCCATCAATGTTCTCTTTCGCGGATGCTAAAACTCCTGGAAAAAGCGCGCTACATCCGCCGTGAGCAGAAGCGGCTGTTTCATGATGGCAAGCGCTGGATTACCCGCACCATGATCATCCTGCGGACGCGTTTGTTTATCGAACTGGGTCTAGCGCACCAACTCAAGCAGGCTCGGGAGCGCAAGAAAGAAAAGCGCCGCCTAAAGCTCAAAGAGATCCAGCGTCGGGAGCAACAAAAGGCGCTACAGCAAGCTGAGGCTACCGTAGCCAAACAAGCGCGTCGTCGTGCCTTCCAGACACGTGAGCGAATCGCTACAGAAAACCAGCAGCAAGAGCAGCAGATTGAGTTCAACCGCAGGAGAGCCGAGCTTGCTGTTCAGCTGAACCAACAAAACCCCAGCCTGACAGGTAGTGCGCTTACCCAGGCGGTAGACGCCCTCTTTCGACGATAGCCTTCCCTTTCAAGCGTACCGCTGCCCAGCGGGGCCTTTGCACGCCTGTACCCCAGCATTACCCTCCCGCCCTCTTAAAACCTCTCAAAACGCCCCAGATTCACGCTAATAGGTATGCGTTTCTACCCATTCAGTTCTCGATAGAGTCAAGCCGGCCAGTTCCCCTTTTAGCTGTTTTGAGTTAAATGCAAAAAAAAGTGTTGAGTGGTACCGCTTCGCTTAAAGAACAGAGCCTTTAAGCCCTGTGCATAACGCAGACACGGTGTGAGGGCCAGGCTCCTCTGTATTGATGTTCCCCGACTTCGCGCCTACAGGCGCGCGGGGTCCCCTGGGTTCTCCCTGGAGCAACAGAGCCGCCTGGAGGTCTTAGCGCCCTTCCAGCTGCTGCACGCCGCAGGCTTCGTCTCGCAAGCGAGCCGGGGTAATCAGTGACGGAGGTGGCTGAGAATCTTTCGCTCGTTCCAAACGGAGCGGCTTGAGAGAAGAGCGCAGCGCTCAAATCAGGCAAAAGCAGAGACAGGCCGTATGGGCGCGCAGGGGGGCCGTGGAAAGGGGGACCTCTGCAGGGTTTTGCAGGGTTTTATTGGGACTGAAAATGCCGCGCAGGCCCCGCCGTGGGCCGTACAGAGGCCTGTGCAGGGGTGCAGAAAAAGCGACCTATTTAGCCCGCAGGCGTCGCGGGGGGACAACTGCGCGCGCCGGGTGCTGGAGCTAGAAAGTTTTTCTTCTTCGGAATCTTTTGCCGCATGTCCTTACTCTGCCGCTGGCTCAGATCGTACAGAGGAAGAGAAATAGGCTGCATGCATGTGATAAACATATGGAATACATTCAAAGTAATACTTATATACGTATTTTATACATATTTTATACGTATTTCATACGTATAAAATATGTATTGCATATGCATTTAGTATTGATATGATCCGTACCGCATACATAACCAGATGCCACGGGAGGCGTCATGATCGTTCTCATCGGCAATACAAAAGGCGGTACCGGCAAGAGCACCACTTCAGTTCAGCTAGCAGTAGCACGAGCTAATCAGGGTAAGAATGTTTGGCTGGTCGATGGAGATCCGCAGAACAGTTCTGGCCAGGCGATTACGCTTCGTTTAATGGATGGAGTAAAACCAGCTGTTGCTGCATCCCATTACCCGAAGGGCGATGACTTCTACGTACAGGTTGAGCATCAATCCAAACTTTATGATGACGTAATCCTGGACTGTGGTGGTTTCGATAGCGAGTCGTTGCGCTCCGCCTTGGCCTTAGCCGATGTATTGGTGGTCCCGTTCCAACCTCGCGCCTTTGATACTTGGGCACTTAGCAAAATGGCTTCTCTTATAGATGAAGCACAACGGGCCCGCTCGCGAGCCAAGATTCAACCTCTCCGTGTGCATGCCATGCTTTCTATGGCTGACCCTGGTGTGAATGCTTCTGACAATCTTGAAGCTGAAAGGGTGCTTGAGCATTACCCGCAGCTTCCTTTCTTGGATGCATCACTTGGCGATCGGAAAGCATTTGCTGTGGCATCAAGTCGTGGACTGAGTGTCGATGAGCTTGAACGTAAAGACCAAAAAGCCAGCTTTGAGCTTAAGCGTTTGGTGCGTCATATCTTTGGAGATGTTGAATGAAAAAGAGGGTATCGATGCTTCCCCCTGGAATGGCTCCAGCTTCACCTACCGAGCAGCCAGATAACCAAGCCATAAAGCAGTTCATCCAGGGTGCTCCAGACAGCGGTAAACCAGCAGAAACAGAGGTGCCTAAAAAGAAGAAGAAAAGGGAGCCGGTAACGATGCTTTACCCGTCTGATCTGCTTGAGCGTGTAGATGATTTCGTTCGAAACGACGAGGTTTTGAACACCAGAACAGCGTTTGTGATGCAAGCTATTCGGAATGAACTCAAGCGGCTACAAGAGTGAGCCGCTTGTTTTAGAGCCCAGCTTAGCCAGCTGATATACATATAATATACGTATGAAATAATCATAAAATACATTTTATGTGAGCATGGAATAGGTAAATCATACGTATAACGTAAGTATTTTATATGTATTTAGCTTTCGTGCTACAAATTCCGGACTTTTCTGGGATAGAGGCTGGCAACCTAGAAATGGGCTGGAACGCCTTTCCTGATCAACGCTTTTCAGCCGATCTGTCAGTCAATGATGAAGCTCATGCTACAAACACCGGACTTTCTGGTTTTTATAGCGAGTAGGGGAGGGCAGTTAGCTTTCTCAGTGCTACAAATTCTGGACTTTTGCTCTTAAAAAAGACTCAAAAAATCACTGTTCTTGATCTGTTTTTTTATCTTGTTTTTTAACTTGTTTTTTAACTTGTTTTTTAACTTGTTTTTTAACTTGTTTTTTAACTTGTTTTTTAACTTGTTTTTTAACTTGTTTTTTAACTTGTTTTTTAACTTGTTTATAGAGATGGCTGCAGGCCTTTAGCCATGCGGCTTCCAGCGAAGCGAGTGCTACAAATTCCGGACTTTGCGCTACAAATTCCGGACTCTATGCTACAAAAAACGGACGTTATCCACACTCGCGCTACAAATTCCGGACATGTAGCAGATAGGCTTTTGATTAGATACACTCGGTCTTTCATTCCCGGCATGTGACTCATTATGACGGACCTGATGATCGATGAGGCCGACCACTGGGTAGTAAAGGGTAACGCTCTGTTGGAGGCGGCATACAAAATGACGCTCCAGGAGAAGCGCTTGCTTTTGCTAGCCATCTCCAAGATTGACTCTCGCAAGCCAATCCCTGAGCCGATCCGCATCTATGCGCATGAGTTCGCTCAGGCATACAACCTGCCGGGAAAGTGGGCCTATGAGGCCATCAAGGAAGCGACAGAAAGCCTATACCACTGCACTATCAAGATTCCTGAAGTAGCAAACAGCCCCGAAGACGAATATCGCTGGATTTGGCGTAAGAGCACGACCAAATACGACGGCTTCGTTGAGCTGTATTTCACGCCTGTTGTCGCACCCTACCTATCTGAGCTGACAGGCGATTTCACGCGCTACAAGCTGATGCGTGTAGCTAACCTGACCTCAGTTCATAGTGTGCGACTCTTCGAAATGTTCATGCGCTACGAGGTCGAGGGTTTCGGCTACTGGATCGTCAAACTGGACGACTTCCGAGAGCGCCTTGGCCTAGGCAAAGCGTACGAGCGTATGAGTAATCTCCGGACGCGTGTGCTGGATCCAGCAAAGAACGAGCTACCTGAGAAGGCCAACATGGTGATGGACTACGAGATCATCAAAAAGGGCAGGGTGCCTGATCGGTTGAAGTTTACGTTTTACTCAACGACAGACGCTGAGGCGTTGCCCATATCATCCGATCAAGGGTAGAAGAGACTATGGCAATAGTTCGCTTAAAAGACGGTGTTACCTTAAATCTTGAGCGATCTTTACGCAGTGCTGGAAAGCATGGGATCTGGGAGTTTTACCGTGCGGCTAACTCTTATATGCGCCTGCCGAACTACACGCCCTTTCGGCCTGCTGTGGATACTTCCATTCGACCCTAGTTCTAACCAAATGGTCAGCGTATCGATCTGAGCTCCAGGGGGGCCTAAAGCGGATTTGATCCCGATAGGGAAGGGGATCTTTACACATGAAGATTGGTAGCCTCGCAATATAAATCCCCTCTTGACCAAGCCCTAAGTTCAGGGCTTATGCTCTATTCCTTTGATAGTAATACTTTCCCCTGCGCAGCTTGAGTCGCTGCAGCAATCTCTGTCAGTTTCTTTTTCCCCAAGACATAACAGGGTTTATGCCCTGCTGGACCTCCAATAGTAGTCACTGCTAACAAATTCCATCCGTTAGCCAGTAGCTCGTTTGCTTGTTCAGTTGAGGTTGCCTCACAGACCTCAGTGGTTTCATGTAACTGCATGCTTGCTCCTTAATGGTTTGGTTGACAGATGTCTGTATTTGCCATGTCCGTTTGGTTGACAAATTGCCAGATTCGCTAGATTTACATTAGGTCTAAGTCTCTAGACGTGCGTACAGCCTCTTATAACTACAGATGAATCGTCCAGTCCTAGATGCTCATGGCGAATTGATTATCCGACTGCATTAGCGCGGCTGCTTCTCTTTTGAACCTGGACACTGTACTGGTTGAGCAGCCGAGCAGATCCGCCGTTTTGCGAACGGAGAAACCCTTAGCTAAGCATTCCTGAATCCGACGCCGTTGCTCCTGATCGGTTTTTCGTCCTTGGTATAGGCCTGTGCGCTTGGCCTTCTCAATACCTTGTATTTGCCGCTCGCGCCGTAGGTCGTAGTCCTTCCGTGCAAACGCGGCCATGAACTCCAGAAACATCTGGCTGATGGCTTTAAGCATCCACTCCTGAATTCCGTCCTCGCCCGTAGGTTTGAGTACGGCATGCGTGATGGGTAGATCGAGTGCGACGACCTGGAGGCCTGCCGCTGCGATCTGGTTACGCAACTGTTCCCAGGCCGGTCTGGGAAGGCGGGTCAGTCGGTCGACTGATTCGACCAGGAGCACATCACCTGGTGAGGCATCAGCAAGCAGGCGCAGCAGCTCGGAGCGATCCACTGTCGTGCCTGAGGCATTCTCTATATAGAAGGCAGCGATGCGGATACCTTGGTCGGCTGCAAAGGATTGGAGCGTCTTTCGAGCCCGATTAGCGTCCTGGTCGTCGGTGCTGGCTCGAAGGTAAGCGCGAATGAACATTTAAGGCCTCGGGTGTAGTCGTTAGGTGTAGCGAATTATAGGTGTAGTCGTATAAGTCGTTTTACCTATTTATCGCTACACCTGAAAGGCCTGTTTTGGGTGTAGTCGCTGGGGTATACCCAAATGACTACATTAAAATGTTACGTGCACACTATGGTGGTTAAGGTTTTGAGTTAATCAGGAGGGTTTGTTCTTCTAGACCTCAGTAACGTGTCCAGATGATAGCTTTGGATTTCTATACGTTCGTCTATAGCTAGGAGCGTTCAACGTGCACTGCATAAGTCCATGCCCTTTTCTTCTAAATGCCTAATGATATTGATTAGTGCATCGCGCCGTTTACAGGAGCAGGTCAGTCTGGCCTGAGCTGCCGCTAAGAACTCAGAATGTTGGGAGACAAAGGGCATACTTTGGCAGGGTCAGCTATGACTGCCCCAGGCAAACGAGAGGTTGCAGTCGGGGCAATATAAAAGGCTAAGGGTATACATACGTGCAAGCTCAGATGTGCCGCATGAAGGGCAATTTTCAATTGTCGTCATGGGCTACCTCTTAATGCTTGGAGCAGGGTCATTCATAGTTGAAAAGAACTGCCGCAGGTTGGGGGTAATGCAGGACCAGCGGCAGTTTACACAAGAAAAGCAGTATCCATTGCTCCCATGAAAATGACCGCATTTTTACCTACAGAGTTTCGACCGTTGGTCGTCAATGCACCTGCCGATACCCATGCGCTCAATGACGGATGCCCTAATGAAAACATACTTCTTGCCTCTCTTTTGAATTATATATATAATTCAAGTCATACAAGGCAGTGCCCTTGTTAGAAAGGAGAAGCGATGGAAGACAAAGGACAAACAAAGGAAGAGCTAGAACGACTCAAGCTGATTCAGGACATAAGAATCGGAATGTTAAACGAGGAAAAAACCAAAGCCGAAACGGCAAAGCTAAAAAGGGAGGCAATCGGTTACTGGGTAGTCATCCTAAGCGGTCTGATCGGCGCATTAGGTGTTCTGCTAAATAACCTTCACAAATGATCCAAGCCCCCGCCGAAAGGCGGGGTTCTATACAGTAAAGGCACTAAGGGCTATAGTTTTCCCATAGGCGACGCCACGCGATAGGAGGCAACCATGCCGATCAACGAAAAAGACATTATTAAGGAACTGCAGCAGCTGCAGGCCGAAAGCGACGCGCGTGCCGCAAGTTTCAGCAGTCCCGCATGGTTTATAAAGCCAGTTCTGGTAACTGGTGCGGTGTGGACTGTTGCGGCGCTGCTTTGGGTTGTGGCTCCTAAGTTTCTAGGTCACTAAGCAGGCCAGCTGGAAAAAGCCGCTCTTCGGAGCGGTTTTTTTTGGCCTTCATATTGGAAGGGTTAATCTCAATGACAGAAAAAACAGCAAGAGGCGGCGCGCGTGCAGGCGCTGGGCGCGCCGCCGATTTGCCAGAAGGCATTAAAACTCAAAAGCGGCTTATGACGCTGGACGATGAAACTTATCAGCTGTTTGTTGAGCTAGGAGAGGGAAATGCCAGCCGCGGTGCTCGTAAAGCAGCAAAGCTTTTAGCAGAGCTTCAATCCATAGATAGGTCGTAGTCTTGAAACCTTTAAGCTATGAGCTGTGGCGGAATGCATATACCCATCTGCGAATCGCTTAAGATCAGCTCATTGCAAATATGCTAATTTGTAAGTGCTGCCGGCAATGCCTATCTAAATTCGAATCGCTGTTATCTTTGATAGCCAGTACCGGCAGTTCTGCTTTAGATCATGAATGGATGTTTATGGCTATGCACAAAAATGGAATGCGCCCAATTCATCCAGGAGAAATTCTGCGAGAAGAGTTTCTAAACCCGTCAGGTACCTTAACTGCAAGTTTTGCTCAGACAATCTCTATTCCAGAAACCACACTGAACGAAATTCTGTGTGAGCGTCAGGAGATAACACCTGATCTGGCTCTGCTACTCAGTAATGCTTTAGGCACTACAGCGAAGTTCTGGATGAACCTTCAAAGCGCGTACGATCTACGCTTGGCCGAACTGAAGGACGACGACTCGTGGCACTCAAAATCAATTCGAGAGGGATTGGCCGAAGCCGAAGCCGGCCAGCTAACCGACCTTGAAGATATCAACTCCAAGTGGGTAAGCCGTGCAAAAACGCGATTACCCAAACAGAGCTCATAGGAAAGCCTTCATTTGGAGGCTTTTTCGTAAAGCAAGCAGGCAGCCTATCAAGCCTGTAGCGCAGAAATAACGTGGGTTGGATCCTTCTCAACCTCGAAGATGCGGGAGGGCTCCCGCTCCCCCGCAGCGATTTCGTTAATCTGCTCCATGCTTTCGACTAGATCATCAAAGAGTTCTTTGTCCATAGTTACCATCTCTCATTCAGCTTTCTCGTCTGGATAAAAGGTTGTCCTTGATGTTTTTAAGCATAACTTATGCGACAGAAGGTGACGTCAAAAGTTGACGTGAGCAGTACCTTTTAGGAAACTGTATCCATAGGTAGCGCCGACCGGTGAAAGCGCCCGCCCACCTCGAAAGAGGCCCGCACCCTAGAGTGGGATAACCAAGAGGCTCCGGATTAAAAAACCCCGCCATCGTGCGGGGTTTTGCTTTTTAGCGGGGAGGCGGCTTGATGGGTTTCCCTTGCAGTCTGTTTAACAAGATGAAGTGAAACTTGATCGGCTTGGTGTACTTGAGTGGGTCGTATCGCTCATGAGCACTATTCACAAACAGGTTCAAATCTGCCCGATCCGCTTTTCCTGCCTTGGTTACAGTGAAAAACACTGCATATTCCAAGGTTCTTCCTTGGTAAGGCACCTCTAGCGTTACGAATTCCTCCCGGCCTGTATGCATGCAGCGACGTTCCGCTAGTGTTGCAATGATTCCTGGTAGTTGCTTCGAAAGCTCCCAGCGAATCTGGCAGAAAACTCGACGTTCTCGATTGTCCTGATACCAAAAATCATCGCTAACCCTTTCGCTTGGCAGTGGATCTCTAGCAAAACAGTGCAGCCCAAAGGAGACGTTTACGCGTATCTTTCTTTCAGGCACGGCTGGATGCTTATCGCTTTTTTCCTTTCCAGGAATCACCACTTCCCAAATATAAGGATGCAGGTGATTTAAGTCGTAGCGCACCCCTCCAACGATTGCTGCCTTCCAGGCAATACCGCTTGTTGGTCTTCCCATCACTGCTAGCCACTATTAAATCGATACATATATTCTGCCACGTGAGCGCTGAGCTAATCGGTCTTTAGGTCAGGGCTACTGTGCTATAGCAAGCTCATAAGGTTTAAATCCGGTTACCTGACTCTAGAGCGGACCCACATGCAAGACCAAGTGGCTATCTTAAATGAAATGGCAAATATCAGTTTTAACGAGGTAAATGAGCCATTTGAGACGATACATTTTAAAGGTGAGTTAGACACAACCGACGAATGCTTTGATGGAAGCTTTGCCTATTACTTCCAAGGTATTAGGTATTCCATAGGGATGTCTTTTACATCCGTAGTCAGACTTAGTGATCTGTCTTTTGATTTGCATAAAGCCATGTCTGATCATACCGGTGGCAAGTGGAAATGGTTCACTCTTGAACTTGATCAGAATGGGCAAGCGAAAACTCATTTCGAGTATTGATTTAGGTACGCCTGCCTCTGCGAGCAAGATCGTTAGAAACCTATGACAAAGCTGCCAGTTCATAGGGTTTAAACCTGATCACCTCATCACCGATCCACTCATTAAGCTGGGCCAGGCGCGCCTGGACAGGTTCGAGTTCGTTGGCTGCATAGATCAACGCGGCGTCCCGGATCGAGCCAAAGCCCCCGGCATTCTGCGGCACGATGCCCATCAGTTGCGGCGGAATCCGCAGGCCGGCAAGCATATCGTCGCGGGTAATGTTTTTTATCGAGCTAAAGTCATCCTTGGCCGCCACTTCGCTGATCGGAATCAGTTGGATGCCATCCTTTTTGCCGTTAGGTGAATACATGAAGAGGTTACGGAAGTTGCCTGGTCCCTTGGCTGACTTTAACGCCTGCCGCATGGCATCCACATCGCCCTCGTTCTGGGCCGGATCGGTCATGTAGAGGATGAAGCCGGCGTGGCTGCCGTTGTTGTAATACTTGCGGCGGAAGAGGGTGGCTGACTCGTTCAAAAGCGCCGACTGCAACGCAGCAATCCACTCCGGCAGGCCGTAGATCTCCTGGTTAATGTCCACTTCGCGCAGGTGGTAGATCGAGCCCGGTTCAAAAGCGTGTTCTTCTCTCCAGGCCTGAACCATATAGAACTGATCGTCCTTGCCGCGGCGCATGTATTTAGCCAGGGCAGGGGAAAGCGTGAGCGTGCTGCCCAGCATCGAGCGGCGGCGTTCCAGGTAGGCATTGCCAAAGGTCAGCCAGTCCAGGACCAGCTGCTCGAACGCTGCACGGCTCAGGAGCTTATGCGGAACAAAGGTACGGGCCAGCATGTTGCGTTTGAAGTTCAGGCCCGACTGCAGATAGACACTGGCCCGCACCGACTTGGCGAGGCCATCGAGCGAAAGCGGCGGATCGTAATAGCGGCCGTTAAACCAGCATTCCAGGTAATCGAGCACCTCACGACTGCCGAGGACCGGAACGGCATCGCCAAAGGTAAAGGCCTCGATGCCGGCCGTGTTTAAGGCTTCGTCTGCCACCGATGCCGGCGGCAGATCCTGAAGGGTAGTGCTCATCAGTGAATCTCCATAAAGCCGGTATTGGCAGTGGTCTGCCCTTCGAGCGGCTCGTTGTGTAAGGCGTGAAATAAGGCCCAGGCCAGATCCGCGTGGCCGGTCTCTTCGCTGCGGCCCGCGGTATAGGTGAACTGCCGACCGCTTGCGGTGATGGTCTTGCGAATAGCCATGAGCGCAGCGGCCATGTCGGTCCAGCCGGCGTCGAATTCGAGGCGGCCGTTCTTGATCACGTCATAGGCCTTGAGGATCAGGCGCGTCTTGACCTCGGGCGAGTAGCTAAAGGTGGTGACGCCTGGAAAGAATTGCTTCACCAGCTGCGCAACGCCTGAGCCCATGCCGGTGGTATCGATACCGATATAGGTCACCCAATAGCGTTGGGTCACCTTGCGGATAAATTCAGCCTGGGCGGCAAAGTCCATGCCCTTGAACTGGTGACGCTCCAGGACCCGGAACTTGCCACCGGGAACCAGCGGCGGAGCCAGGACAACCAGGCCAGCCGTATCGCCCGTTTCAGCCGGGTCATAGCCAATCCAGACCGGGCGATCACCGAGCGGCCGCATGGCAAAGGGTTTGTAGTCTTCGGCCCACTCGACCCAGCTGTCCACCATGCACGGCTGCAGCATGGCCAAAGGAAAGATCGAGGCTCCATCGTCAACAAACTCACACATGAGCAGGTTCTGGAAGGCCTCGGCGGCATACTCCATGCGCAGCTCTTCCAGGTCGAACAAATCGCAGCCGCGCGCCTCAGCATCCAGAATGGTGACGATCTGTCGCCAGATCTTGTCCTCACACAGCCGTCCGAGCTGCAGCGAATCATGGCTGACATCGATCTTGAGGTGTTGCGCAGTGGGCTTGCCCTTGTTCAGTCGCTCGCCGGTCCACCACTTATAGGCCTCATGGGCCATGGAGCTGGGTGTGCTGAAGTAGGTCTTTCGCCACTTCTTGTGCAGGGCCATACCCGAGGCGACTTTATTCAGCTCCTCGAATTTGTAGGTCCAGAAGAATTCGTCGAAATAGAAATTGCCCGAGCGGCCCTGGGCGGTACGGGCATTGGTGCCCAGAAAATGCAGTTCGGCATTGTTGGGCAGCACGATGGGGTCGCCGGTGAGCTGACGACCGAGGACTTCATTAACGAAGGCCTGCATGTAGTTCTTGAACTGATGAGCCTGGGCCTTGCTGGCTGACAGGAAGATCTGGTTCCGCCCAGACACCAGGGCATCGATTAGCGCTTCGCGGGCAAAGTAGAAGGTGGCCCCGATCTGCCGGCTTTTCAGGATCATCCGGGTCCGCTGGTTCATGGTCCGATACCAATCCTTCTGGTAATCGAAGCAGCCGTCGATAAAGGCCTCGGTTAGCTTCTCGATGTCCTCTTCGCTAAAGTCGTTTTTCTTCGGCGGCTTCTTGGGTCCCTCGTTACGCTTGGCAAGGTTTGGGTTCAGCTCGGTTTCGGTGCCGCCATCTTTGAAGCGCTGGATGCGCGCCTGACGCTCCAGTTGCCGATGCAAGAGATCAATCTCCTTGAAGTCGCCGCCGGTCTTGGCTTCCTTGAGGATCAGCTGCACCAGGCGCGCCTCAAGCGCACCGCCAATGCGTTCGACGTTATCGGCCCGGTCCCACTCGTCGCGGGTCTTCCAGCTGTGCAGCGTCTTTTCTTTCTCGTCCGTAGCTTCGGCTATTTCAGAGATACGCCAACCCATCCAATACAAGAATTTGGCTTGGCGTCGGGTATCCATCGGCAGGGTAAGAGTGGCTTCGTTCATGACGGGACTGGCTGCGTTTAATGGCTGCCAGTCTGCCGCCTCGTCCCTCATCTGCTTAGCGCTGCATCTTGTAAACAGCCGATCTACAACCCCGGCTCGTTGCTGCGTCTGCCTCACAAAACGACCATGCCCTCACTGCCAACGCACCCCGCGACCCCCGCATTGAGGACCTCACGGCATGAGCACTAAAAAGAAATTTCGTTCCAAGCAGTTCCGTGTTGCCGTCGAAGGCGCAACCACAGACGGCCGCACCATCGAGCGCAGCTGGATTGAGCAGATGGCCGCCAATTACGACCCCAAGGTCTACGGTGCCCGCATCTGGATGGAACACTTCCGCAGCACCCTGGCCGATTCGCCTTTCCGCGCCTATGGCGATGTCCTGGCTTTATCGACTCAGGAAGTCGAGATCAACGGCGAGAAAAAGCTGGCCTTGTTTGCCCAGATCGAGCCTACCGACGACCTGGTAAACATAGTCAATAACCTTAAGCAAAAGGTGTACACCTCCATCGAGGTGAACGAGAAATTCGGATCCAGCGGCCAGGCATATCTGGTGGGTTTGGCCGTCACCGACAGCCCAGCCAGCATTGGCACCGAAATGCTTTCGTTTGCGGCCCAGAACCCAGAAGCCAACCCGCTCAAGGCGCGCAAGCAGTCCCCTGACAATCTGTTCACTGCCTGCGAAGAGACCCGCATCGAGCTGGAAGAAGTGCAGGAGAAGACCTCCATCGGTTCGGCTTTGTTCACGCGCATCCAGGACATGTTCAAGAGCAAGCAGGCCGAGGATAACCAGGCGTTCGCCCAATTTGGCGAAGCCGTGGTCGAGCTGGCCGGCCATGTGCGTGACCAGGGCGAGGATCTTAATAAGGTGCAAACCCAGCAGGGCGAGTTCAGCACAAGCCTGGACGCGCTCGAAGCCCGCCTGACCGAACTCACCGACACCCTCGGCAAGACCGCCGATCACAGCCAGCAGCAGCGTCCGCCGGCCACTGGCAGCACCGGCCAGATCCTCACCGCTTACTAAAACCCGCCGCATTCTCGGGAGAACCCCATGCGCAAAGAAACACGTATTGTCTTTAACGGCTTCCTGGGTCAGGTGGCCCTCCTCAACGGCGTCAGCTCGGCTGAGCAGAAATTCAACGTAACGCCCGCTGTGCAGCAAAAGCTGGAAACCGCCATTCAGGAGTCCAACACGCTGCTGCAAAAGGTCAATGTCATCACCGTGACCGAGCAGGAAGGCGAGTCCATTCTGCTTGGCGTGAACGGTCCGATTGCCAGCCGCACTAACACCAAGGGCGGCAACCGGCGCAATCCGCTGGACCGTAGTTTGCTGACCAAGGACAGCTACAGCTGCAAGCAGACCAACTTCGACAGCGCGTTTCCCTACCAGCTGATCGATGCCTGGGCGCGATTTCCAGACTTCCAGGTTCGCCTGTCCAAAGCCATCACCGAGCGTCAGGCCCTTGACCGCATCATGATTGGCTTTAACGGCAAGAGCGCCGAAGCGGCGACCGATCTTGGTAAGAATCCCCTTCTGCAGGACGTGAACAAGGGTTGGCTGCAGAAGATTCGCGAAGGCGCAGCAGATCGCGTGCTTGATAGCGGAAAGACCGAAGGCAAGATCACGATTAATCCTTCCAAAAATGCAGACGGCAGTTTTGTCGGGGACTTCGGCACGCTGGATGGCCTGGTCTATGACCTGGTCCAGATGCTTGAACCCTGGCACCGCAGCCGCCCGGATCTGGTAGTTCTGATCTCTCGCGATCTCATGCACAACAAACTGTTGGCCGCAGTTGAGAAGGGTGGTGCGTCCAACGTCGAGGCCAACGCTGCCGACGAGATCGTCGCCAAGGCGCGCCTGGGTGGCCTGCCGGTCGTTGATGCACCGTTCTTCCCCGAAGGAACCATTCTGGTCACGACGCTGGCCAACCTGTCGATCTACGTTCAGGAAGGCGGCCGCCGTCGTTATCTGAAAGACGAGCCGGAGTACGACCGCATCGCGGATTACCAGTCCTCGAATGATGCCTATGTGATCGAGGACTTCGGTCTGGTCGCCCTGGCTGAACACGTCGAGGCGGTGTAACCCATGCTGACCCTTGCTCAACGTACCCAGCTGCGCAAGCGCGCCGCCAGGGAGGCCGCTGAGGCCTCACCGCATGGCTCCATGGAAGGGGCCACGAGTTATGAGCTGCAGCTGGCCAAGTTGCTCCAGGACCGCCTGCGCCTAAAGCAGATTCAGTCTGCCCAGGGTAAGGCCGAACTCAAGCGGCAGCTCTTGCCCGAGTACGAGGACTATGTGGCCGGCGTGCTGTCCGCAGGCCAGGGCGCTCAGGACGAGGTCATGACCACGGTCATGATCTGGCGTATCGATGCCGGCGACTACGCCGGTGCGCTGGACGTTGCGGCGTATGTGTTGGGCAAGGGTCTTGTCATGCCGGATCGCTTCGCCCGGACCACCGGCTGCCTGGTCGCCGAGGAAGTCGCCACCGCTGCGCTCAATGCGCAAAAGGCCGGCGACACCTTTGACCTGGACACCCTGAAACGCACCGACGAACTCACGGCTGAGCAGGATATGCCTGACGAGGCCAGGGCCAAGCTGTACCTGGCCATCGGCAAGGCAGAACTCCATGGCATCGATGACGACAACGCCGGCCAGCCTGGCCAGCTGCAGGCGGCCATCGAATCCCTGCAAAAGGCCATCGGCCTGCATGACCGCTGCGGCGGCAAAAAGGATCTGGAGCGCGCCGAGCGCCTCCTGAAGAAACATGCCGGAAACCCCGGCTAAACGAGCGTCCCCGCGCACCCCGCCGGCTCAGGGCTCACTGCAAACCTAGTGCTTCGCAGAAAAGCCCTGACCACCGGCGACCCATTCTTAAGGCGGCACCATGAGCGGTTTTATAGCAGTAGCCCAGGCCTCCGAACTCACCGTGATCAATGACGGCTGGTGGCCGGATCTCGATGCCAATCAGCTGCGCGCAGCCCAACGGATCGACTCAAGCGTTACGGATACCCGTCTGCAGGTCGCCATTACCGGCGCAATGATTTCCGCCAACCGCGACCTGGTCGCGTTCAAGGCGCGTAACACATTACTCGGTTATGCCTCGCTGGCTGAAGTCCCTTCGGATTCGATATCTGGACAGAGCCTCCTGGTGCAGCTCTATACCCGCGCCGTGTCGTGCCTGGCCTGCTCGGAACTCTACGAGCGTTACCGCAGCTACGACACCACCAAGGCAGGAAGCCAGAGCGCTGACGAACTCACGCCAAGCATTGATGAGTACCGCCGCGATGCCCGCTGGGCCATCCGCGACCTGCTTGGCCTGGGCCGCAGCACAGTAGAGCTTATCTGATGGCCACCACCGTCCGCGCACAGCAAAACGACACCCTCGACCGGCTCTGCTGGAGGCACTACGGCGCAACCGCCGGCGTGACCGAGCAGGTCTTGGAGGCCAATCCGGGCCTCGCCGAGCTAGGACCTGTCTTGCCGATCGGACACCCCGTCACCCTGCCAGACGTATCCACCACAACCGCTGAAGCCCAAGAGGCGCAGCAGGTGAACCTCTGGGATTGATCACCATGAATAACGAGAAGCCCACCATGCCTCCCGAGAATTTCGATATCTACGCCTGGCTGATCGCCCGGCTGCAAGCAGAGTGGAGCACGATCTATGCAGGCCTTCTGGGCTGTACGGTTGCAGCTCTGCGCGTCCTCTACGGCGGCGGCAGTTTCCGCCAAGTCCTCCTGGAGGCCCCGCTGTGCGGAGCCATTAGCTTGGCCACCAGCTCCGGCCTGGACTTCTTTGGCATTGCCCAGACCGCCGCCCCGTTCTTTGGCGGCGTTATTGGCCTGCTGGGGGTAGAAGGCGTCCGCCGCCTGGCTGACCGCTACCTGAGCAAAAAGGTGGAGGATGCGCAATGACCGTCACCTTAAAGCACGGCGACAAAGGCCAGGCCGTCATCGACCTGCAGAATGCCCTGAATAAGCAGGGCGCGCAGTTGCGTCTGGATGGGATCTACGGCGATGCCACCGAAAAGGCCGTGAAGGCCTACCAGCTAAGGACGGGTCTGGTGGCTGACGGTATCGCCGGTCCCAAGACCCAGGCGCGCCTCTTGGGCATTAACGATGGCAAGCACCTGCAGCATGCTGACCTTGCCAAAGCGGCAGGTCAACTTGAGGTATCGCTGGCCAGTGTCTACGCCATCAACGAAGTAGAAAGCCAGGGTGAAGGCTTCCTGCCTAACGGCAAAGCCAAGATCCTGTTTGAGCGGCACGTCTTCCGCGAACGCCTCGAGGCGGCCGGGCATGATGTTGCGATGCTCGAGGCGCAGTATCCCAACCTTGTCAACGCCACGGCCGGAGGATATTCCGGCGGTACGGCCGAATGGCAGCGCCTGGCTCTGGCCCGGCAGATCGATGAGGCCGTCGCGCTGGAGTCCGCCTCCTGGGGTGCGTTCCAGATCATGGGCTACCACTGGCAGCGCCTGGGTTATGAGTCAGTGCAGGCCTTTGTGGCTGCGATGAGCAAGAGCGAAGGCCTGCAGCTGGAGGCCTTTGTACGTTTCATCCTGGCTGACACCGTCCTGCATAACGCGCTCAAGGCCCGCAAATGGGCCAGGGTGGCCGAGCTGTACAACGGCCCGGCCTACAAGCGAAACCTCTACGACATCAAGCTGGCCCGCGCCTATGAGCGGCATTTGGCTGATGCGCCTGCGGAGGCGGCGTAATGAACCGGCAGCCGTCGCAGGAAAGCGATGTGTTTGTGTTTTCCGGATGCGCACCGATTGAGACGGCCAACGAGCTGGGCGAGGCCTTGCACCTGGCCCTGCCCGGTGTGACCTGGCTGGCCTTTGGTGGCGATTCCGAGCAGATCGAGCGTGCCGTGCTCACTGTCGAACACTGGGAAAGCAGCTGGCTGGGCTGGGAGCAGGCATGAGTACGCTCAAGCAGCTCGGCTACGGCCTGGCCCTGCTCGTTGCGTTGGCTGGGTTTCTCTGGATCCAGCACCTGCGCCTGGAGATGGCCGAGGCCGCCCAGGCCAGTGCCGAGAGCCGGGCCACCCAGGCCGAGCAGGCCAATCTCGACCGGCAACACACCATCGACACCCTCACCCACACGCTGCAGGGCGAACGCAATGCCCAGCGGCAGCTGCAAACCATCCAGGCCGACCTGCGCCGCGAGATTGATGTACGCAAGGCCCGACTCAAGGAACTGGAAGATGAAAACCACGCATTTAAAGACTGGGCTGCTGGTCAGCTGCCTAGTGCTGCTCGCAGGTTGCGGCAGCGCCCCGCTCTTACCGGCTCCGCAGCTTATCGTCAGTGGCTGTCCGGTAGTGACCCGCTGCACCCTGTCCCAGACCAACCCCACCCGTAACAGCGAGCTGCTCGGGGATATCGAAACTATCGAGCACGACTGGGCTGTCTGCGCCGCCAAGGTCGATATGATCGTTGACTATCAGGAAGGCCTGCATGAATAAGCCGGAAAGCCTGCGCGCTCATCTCATGGCAGCGGTGCCCGAACTCAGGCACAACCCCGACCGGCTGCTGATCTTTATCGACCAGGGCAAGGTGCGCTGCACGGCAGCGGCCAGCCTGTCCTATGAGTACAACTATGAGCTGCAGATTATCCTGACCGACTTTGCCGGCCACCCGGATGCGGTAATGCTACCGCTGCTGGCCTGGGTCCGGACAAACCAGTCAGAGCTCTTGGCCAACCTGGATAAATCGGCCGAGGGGATCCGCTTCGAGGTGGATATCCTGGACAAGAGCAAGGTGGACATGTCCATCACCCTGCCGTTGACCGAGCGAGTGATTGTGAAACGGCAGGACAACGGCACCTACTCGCTCACCCATGCCGGCGAGCCGCAATACACCGAAGCAGAGGTCTCTGGCCTGTTCCAGGTCTATGCCGGCGATGAACTCCTGGCCGAGTGGCAGACGCCAGACGGCAGCGACGCCATGGCCCTGGAGACGCCACAGCTCAAGCGGAGCAGCGGGTCATGAGTGACGACCTGAGCGCGCTGGAAACCTGGTTGAGTCCGCTGCTGGAAAAGATTAAGCCTCAGGAGCGCACCCGACTGGCCAGGGATGCGGCCCGCGAGATCCGTAAAAACCAAACCAAGCGGATCACGGCTCAGAAGAATCCGGACGGCTCAGCGTATGAAAAGCGCAAGCAGCGTGATCTGCGAGGCAAGCAGGGCCGGATCAAAAAGAAGATGTTCCAAAAGCTGAAAATGGCCCGCTACCTGAAAGCACAAGGCAGCGAGCAGGCCGTAACGGTCGGCTTTACCGGCCGGATCGCTCGGATCGCAAGAGTACATCAGTACGGCCTGAAGGACCGAGCTGAGCGTGGTGCGCCGGATGTTCGTTATGCCCGCCGAGAGCTATTAGGATTAGCTAAGGATGACCTGAAGCTTGTAGAGGATCTAATCTTAGAACATTTGTTTTTGGAGCATTAGCGACTTCGTCGGCAGAGTGCTAGCTTTCAGGCGAATACCGCTGGATTAGATACGACTAGAGTGTTAATCAAGCCTTTTGTCGAAGGATGATATTAGATCTATCAATGGCTACTCCTCTTTTTCCTATTTTTCAAAAACGCATCAATGATGCCACTGAAAAACTCATTAAAAATCAAGTAACACCTTGGGTTTTTATGACTTCCGGAGACCCTTTCAAAGTCAAGGATTTCGATGGGGGTGAAATCTCTTACAAAGGAATTAAGTTCAAAGGGTCTCCTCGTCACGTTTTTTGGACGAGATACATTGATCCGTTTGTTGAAGCTTTAATTTTAGAAGAGATCGCTACAGCTATTTCAAAAGCAAAAGAGAATCAGATAGATGCCAGACTTCTGCTTCCTGAAGTCCAGGCTTTCCTCGTTAGCTCTGTACATAAGATCTTTGATGCGATGTCAGATGTGGACCAGCGCTTGTTAGGGCATGGCTTTCCTGACAGCATACCCCGTCGGTCAGTTGATTCTGAAATCAATAGGTTGTCTGATTTTATTGGTCAGCACATCAAGTCTGAACTTGATATGTGGAAGCCTAAATCTAGGATAGAAGAGCTTTACGAAAAGAATAAATTCTTAACCTGGGTGGTAGGAACACTAATAGCTTTAGGCGGTCTGGCTACTAAGTTTTTCAGCTAATCAGCTTTTCTAGGAAGATTTATGAAACGAGATTTAGATGTTTGCCGAACCATTCTCTTGTGGATGGAAAAAAAAGAACACGCTCTCGTTAATGAGTTGCCACAAATTGATGGCTTGTCTAAAGAGTTTATAGGTTTTCAAATACATCTTCTAGGTGAAGCTGGCTTAATTAAAGCAGCTGATACTACATTTTATGAAAGCACTTCACCTCAAGCTATACCGCTACACATTACTTGGGCTGGCTACGAGTTTTTAGAGGCAGCTAAAGACGATGGTCTATGGTCAAAAGCAAAAACCAGCGTTATAAAGCCAGCGGGTGGGGTAGCGTTTGATGTACTGCTTGATTGGTTAAAAAGTGAAGCAAAGAATCGTTTAGGATTACCTTAGTGTTAGAAACTAAGCAATTCTTGTAAAACCGCTTTCTACAACCTCCGCTAGCTGCACGCCTCGCTCGCCCCTTTCATCCTTGGCGGCATGAATGATTACGCCGCCCTTTCCCGCCTGATCGAGAACCTGATCCGCCTTGGCACCGTTGCCGAATTGGACCATGGCAGTCTCAAAGACAACCGACCTCCACGCCTACGCGTCAGGAGTGGTGAGCTGCTGACCGGCTGGCTGCCCTGGGTCGCCTTTCGCGCCGGTGCTGATACCGAATGGGACCCTCCCACCGTAGGCGAGCAAGTTCTCCTGTTCAGCCCTTCCGGACAAACCGCCCAGGGCATCGCCTTGACCGGGCTATTCAGCCAGCAGCATCCAGCCAATGCCGACCGCGCCGGTCTGCATCGCCGATCCTATTCAGACGGTGCCGTGGTCGAGTACGACAGCCAGAGCCATACGCTCATGGCCACGCTGCCTGACGGCGGCAAGGTCCGGCTCACCGCCCCCGGCGGCGTCTCAATCTTGGGCGATGTAGATATCAGCGGCCTGGTAACCGTCTCGAACGATGTCATCGCGGCCGGTATCAGCCTGGTTAAGCACCCGCACGGCAACGTCGAGCCTGGTTCCGGGCAGTCGGGAGCACCGCTCAAATGAACCGCAGCACCGGCCTCGCCCTGACCGATATCGAGCACCTGCAGCAGTCCGTAGGCGACATCCTTACCACGCCTGTGGGCTCACGCCTTATGCGCAGAAGCTACGGCTGCGACCTCTTCGAGCTGATCGACAAACCCCTGAACGATGCTACCGCACTTGAAGCCAAGGCCGTGGCCGTTATGGCCCTGATGCGCTGGGAGCCGCGCCTGCGGCTGACTCGCATCGGCCTGTCGCTGGGCAGCCGGCCGGGCCAGGCCGCCGTCGACCTGGAGGGCTACAGCACCGTCAGCGATACCGCCGTGAGCCTTCGCGTTCCTCTAGCCTTTGGTGGAGTCTGATATGGCCAGCACCTTTACCCCGATTGACCTCTCCCAGCTGCCCGAGCCCACCATTGTTGAGCAGCTGGACTTTGAAAGTATTTATGCCGAGCGTAAGGCGGCGCTGATTGCCCTGTACCCGGCCGACCAGCAGGCCACTCTGGCCGCGCGCCTGGAGCTGGAATCCGAGCCCCTGGTCAAGCTCCTGCAGGAGAACGCCTACCGCGAGCTGCTCTTGCGGCAACGGGTCAACGAGGCCGCCCTGGGCACCATGCTGGCCAAGGCCACCGGCACCGACCTTGAGCAGATCGCCGGCGGCGTCAACCTGACCCGCCTGACCATTACCCCGGCCGATACCACCAGCGTGCCGCCGGTTGCAGCCGTAATGGAAGGCGATGATGCCCTGCGTGAACGCGTGCAGATGGCCTGGGAGGGCTTAAGCGTAGCCGGCCCCCGTAATGCCTATATCCTGCATGCCCGTAATGCCAGCGGCCAGGTGGCTGATGCCTCGGCGGTCAGCCCTTCCCCAGCCGTCGTGGTCGTCACCGTTCAGTCTTATATCGGCGACGGCACGGCTTCCTCTGAGCTACTGGCCACCGTGGCCGAGGCGCTTAACGATGACGATGTCCGCCCATTGGGGGATCGCGTCATCGTCCAGTCCGCCGAGATCCTGCCTTATAGCGTTAAGGCCAGGCTGTACCTGGAGAATACCGGGGCCGAGTCCGAGCTGATCCTGCAAACGGCCGAGAAGAATCTGGCCAGCTACGTGAACCGCCGTCGCCGTCTTGGCGTGATCGTGGCCCGCTCCGGAATCGATGCCGCGTTGCATGTAGCCGGCGTGGCCAAGGTCGAGCTGGACGGCTGGACCGATATCGTCCCCACCAGTGCCCAGGCCGCCTACTGCACAGAAACCCGCGTCATCCTGGGAGACCAGGCATGAGCCTGCTGCCGGCCAACTCAACAAGGCTCGAGCGGCTCGCCGCTGAAGCCTTGGCCGAGATCAAGCGCGTGCCTATCCCGCTGCGTGACCTGGTGGATCCGGACCGCTGCCCGCTTGAGCTGCTCCCCTATCTGGCCTGGGCGCGCTCGGTGGATCGCTGGGACAGCGCCTGGTCAGAGAAGACCAAGCGCGAGGTCATCAAAGCCGCGTATTTCGTTCACTCGCACAAGGGCACCATTGGTGCTGTACGCCGGGTGGTTGAGCCGCTGGGCTACCTGATCCGCGTCCGCGAGTGGTGGCAGGAGTCGCCCCAGGCTACCCCTGGCACCTTCAAGCTCGATATCGGTGTGCTGGACAGCGGCATCACCGAGGAAATGTATGACGGCCTGGGCCTGCTCATCGATGACGCCAAGCCCTTGAGCCGGCACCTGACGGGTCTTGCCGTCAGCCTCGAAACCCGCGGCACGCCCTATTTCGGCGTTGCCACCTACCAGGGCGAGACGCTCACCGTTTACGCCTACCAACCCGAAGCCATTGTCGTCAGCGGCAGTTACTCGGCCGGCGGCATCTCTCACGACATCGACACCCTGAGCATCTACCCATGAGTCAGACCTATTACGCCATCCTCACCGCTATTGGCGAGGCCAAGCTGGCCAACGCGGCAGCGCTAAACACCACCCTCAAGATCAGCAAGATGGCCGTAGGCGACGGCGGCGGTAATGTGCCTACGCCTGATCGTAACCAGACCGCGCTCAAGGGCGAATGGTATCGCGCCGGGCTAAACAGCCTGACCGTAGACAAGGCCAACAGCAGCCAGGTTATCGCCGAGCTGGTCATCCCCGAAACCACCGGCGGCAGCTGGATCCGCGAGATGGGCCTGATCGATGCAGACGGCAACCTGATTGCCGTGGCCAACACCCCGCCCAGCTACAAGCCACAGCTGGCCGAAGGCTCCGGCCGCACCCAGGTCCTGCGCATGGTCCTGATTGTCAGCAGCACCTCAAACGTCGAACTCAAGATCGACCCAAGCGTTGTGCTGGCTACGCGTGGCTATGTCGATGATGCGATCACCGTGGCGATCAACCGGCTGGACAACAAGCAGTCGGTCCGCGCAGCCACCACCGCCAACATCACCCTGAGCGGCCTGCAGACGATTGATGGCATAGCCTTGGTCGCGGGTGACCGCGTCCTGGTCAAGAACCAGACCACAGGTAACGGGAACGGGATCTATGCCGCCAGCACCGGCGGCTGGCTTCGCGCGGCCGATGCAGACGAAAGCGCCGAGGTGACGCCGGGCCTAACCGTCTATGTCGAGCAGGGCACAACGCAGGCGGACACGATCTGGAAGCTGACCACTAATGCACCCATTACCCTGGGCAGCACGGCCTTGAGCTTTGCGGACATAACCCAGGGCTATCTGGCCATCAGTTCAGCCGCAACGCAGGAGGAAGCCGAGGATGGCTCTGCAGCGGCGCGCTGGATGTCCCCGCTGCGCGTTTTTCAGGCTATTGCGAAAAAGATCGTTCAGGCCACTGAAGCCCTGGCCGGTATTGCCAGGGTAGCGACCCAGGCCCAGACCAATGCGGGCACTGACGATGCCACCATCGTGACACCCAAAAAGTTACGGGCAGGCTTTTCCATCAGCCTTAAGGACTCTGCAAGCTACATCGTGTTTCCGTCATGGCTGGGTGGCTGGATCATTCAATGGGGCTGGGTCAATAGCAGCTCGACCGCGCCTTACTACCAGCTCACCTATCCGCTTGCGTTTCCCACGCTTTGTACGTGTTTTCTGCTCTCGCCCTGGAACGCGCAAACCACCGGCGCGATTTATACCCACTCAGGTCGTACCAGCCAGCCCAATGTTTTTCGAGGCGGTAGCGCCGCAAGTTATTCCTTCGACTGGTTTGCCATTGGCTATTAAGGAGTTATGCCATGTCCAAGTTGTACAGTCCTTCTGAGGCTGCGTTCTTTGATAGTAGCGTTCACAGTGTCATTCCCAAGGATGCCATCAGGATCAGCGATGTGCTTTATGAAACCCTGCTCAAGGGCCGCTCGGTAGGACAGATCATTGTTCTGGACGGCAGCGGCATGCCTGCGCTATCCGATCCTGCTCCGGCATCACTGGATGAGTTGAAAGCGGCCAAGCTCGCCGAGCTTGAGACCGCCTGCGCGACCGAGATCGCGGCAGGTTTCACCTCAGATGCACTGGGTGAGGTCTACACCTACCCGGCCAAGCCAACCGACCAGTCCAACCTGCAGGCCTCGGTACTGGCTTCGATCCTGCCTGGCGTCGATGAGAAATGGACCACCCCGTTCTGGTGCGCCGATGCCCAGGGCAAGTGGGCTTATCAGGCACACACGGTCACGCAGATCCAGCAGGTCGGTGTGGATGGCAAGAACGCCATTAACGCAGCCATTGCACAAAAGATTGTGCTGGAGCAGCAGGTTGTAGCCGCCAAGACTGCTGCTGAAGTGGCCACTATCACCTGGCCTAAAGAATGAGGTAGCCGCATGATCCAGCTGGCCCTTTACAAGGCCCATGGTGACCTCTACGACCGGCTCATCCGGATCTGGACGCGCAGCCCCTATTCGCACTGCGAACTGGTCCTGCCGGATGGCCGCTTTGCCAGCAGCTCGCCGCGTGACGGTGGCGTACGGGCCAAGCTGATCGAGCCGGATCCAGCGGTCTGGGACTTCCTGCCGTTGCCCTGGGTGCGCGAAGAGGTTGTCAAGGAGTTGCTGCAGGCCGAGCAAGACGCGGGATATGACTGGATCGGGATCTTGGGTAGCCAGATCCTGCCAGTTGGAATCCACAGTCGGTCGCGCTGGTTTTGCTCGGAGTTCTGCGCCCAGGTAATCGGACTGGAGCAGCCTCAGCGGTACTCGCCAGGCAGCTTAGCTGAGGCTATGCGCTGGGCTTTAAGTGCTTTGTCATAGAAGGCGTATCTACCTAAGGGAAAACTTAGGTAGATACCTGTCTTATTTTTGCTGCTCCGTTGGCTCTACATAATCGCCAGGTTGTTCGTCTTCATCTGCGCCTGTAAGACGAGTAACCTCATAGCCTCCATCAGCTGCAACAACTGCAAAGCGAGCATACGTAGTCCCGGCGGAAGTATAAGACTTGGCGTCAACGTTCCCATTTGGGGTATCTACTGTTGCCGTTATCTTTGTCAGAAGACAAATGCCTCGTGAACTTGCCGTCCAGGTTTTACCGTTACCAACTGAGTAATCGTCATTGCTACAGAAAGCGCTTCTGTAACTGACTTTTCCGGTTATCGAATAGCCGGTTGAGTTTGCTATGGACACTTTATCGTAGGACATCTCAAAACTCCGTTTAACAAGATGAGTGACCATGAGCCACCAGGAATTGCATACTTCTCTAGGGCTCAGATATCGCTTTGATGTTAGGTAGAACTGCTCCTACTGTGCTCAAAGCAAATTCAGGCTAGCACCTAGCTTTTGGCTTGTTAGAACGTTTCGTGATTGCCGCTTATTGGGTTGCTTCCGATTCTTTGCCCGGTAATCTGGTGAGTACACCCGTTGGGCAGCCCCTCGGAAAATTGCTAGATAGATCACATTTCACTTTTGTATCCTGCTTGCCTCGGCATTAACGGACTAAAGCCTGTGCGAGCGCTTCCCCACAAGATCAAAACCTTTCAAAAAGAGTTCAGCCTTTTACCAGGCTATGCGTTTTCTATGCGCATATTTTGGCTGGTTGCACTGCTTGCCGCGTTGATTGTTGGCTCATTGATCTTTAATGCAATCAACACAATTGTCTTAAAATCCCAGACCTATTCTCATCTGCCTTATGTCTCGTTGGGCTTTGAGTTTTTTGTCCTTGTACCTAGCTTTTTGCAGGTCATATGCGAGGTCGACCAGCAACGCTGCAAACGGTTATATCCGCAAGTGAGGCCAGCTAGCTTCCGTGCCGCTGTGACGATGATCAACCGAGCTAAATACGAGCGAATCGAGGCTCTATTTGGCCCTCAGGAAAGCCTAGAGAAATTGGCTAAAAGCCTGATTGAGGAATGGAAGTGGCGACGTGAAATTCAGCTTAATGCTGGAGAGACGGATGTCCAAAAGGCTCGGAAATTTTTTCGCTTGCCGTCAAGCAGTAACCTTGCCACTTATCTCGCCGGGGTCCTGGCTATCGTGGCCGGTGTCGTTGTAGCACTGATAGATAAGGATAACTTCTATCAAGGTCTCCCTAATTTATGGGATAGCTTTGAATTTTGGTACGGCGCGCTCTTTAAATTAATCGTCGTGCCCATAGCGATTTGTATTATCCCGCTCGCTGCCATCTGGAGCAGCATAAAAGCGATAGGCCGGATTCTTGCTGAGAACATGGACGATGATTTTCTAAGTCAGCCTAAGTTCTATTCGTTCATCAAAGAGCTTCTAGAGTTGGCTGATCGCAAAGAGCGAAGGCTACTGCTTAAAACAACGGGCCGAGCTTATTGGTCCATTCGCCTGCTTACTGCTCCCATTCATGAAGTACCTAATATTTACAGAAATGTCCGTCGCTCGAAGCGGCTAGCCAAGCTGAGAAAAGTAAAGAAATCGAAAGCCTTGCCAGGCTAAGCCCAACCAGGTTTTGTCTACACTTACCCGTACAGAGGTTTTCAACTCAGCTCTCTGAGAGGTAGCGGTAATATGAATGGAGTAGGCAAATGCACCATCGAAAAAAAGATTCTTATCATCGAAGATAAAGACTATCTAAGGTTTTTGATGGCAGAGGTGCTGGACCCTATTGGCTCAGGGATAGAGGCTCTTCCTACCGCTGACGAAGGCTACTCCTTTCTGCAAAAATACGCTCACAACGTAGCTGTTTTGATAACAGACGTTCGTACTCCAGGGCGACTAGATGGCCTCGATCTGGCAAAGCTAGTGGCTAGTACATGGCCTCACATCAAAATTGTGCTGACCTCGGGTTATGACACAAACTCACTTGCTAGTCTCAACGGTTTTGACCAATTCTTAGCAAAACCGTGGTCGATTGATCAGTTGCGTGGGGTGGTACTCAAAGTATTGGACGAGGCTGCTCCTTCCTCTACCTAGTACCTAATATTAAAACTCGTGGCTTATGAATCTTATGCGAGTTTCTCTCCGCTTACAGCAGCCATCTGCTGATTCTAGTTTCTAGAAATATTAAACATATTTTAGACAAATCACCTTAAATAACTATACAAAACATGTACTTATTGCCATTCGTCACACCATTTTGAACAAGATAAAATGGTGTGACTCCCTTTAGATATGAATGCAGACAAGGCTCTCTCAAACAAGACCATCCTCGTTGTTGAAGACGAAGTTTTTCTGCGTCGATTGATTATTGAAGTATTAAAGGAGCTAGACGTACAGATAGTTGCCTTACCCTCAGCTGATGCCGGGTATGATTTGCTTGAAAAGAAAGCTGGGGAGATTGCTTTATTAGTGACTGACATACGAATGCCAGGACACCTGGATGGGGTTGATCTGGCTAATATCGTTTGTAAAAAGTGGCCCCATATCAATGTGGTTTTAACCTCTGGCTACGATGCGGAACGACTAGTTAAACTCGAGCAGCCAGCGTCTTTTTTACATAAGCCATGGACTGTCGATGCTTTACAAGACGCAGTTATCAAAGCACTGATCAAGTCCCAGGGAAACGCATCTGACGATCAGCCGTAACTCTCCATTGTCCTCAATCTTGTAAATCCGCTTCTTACAACCCGCGCTTGATGAACCCCACGTGGGTTTCCCTCAGCCTTGCCGGTGTCATTTACCTGCGCAGGCACACCTCCAATGGCCGACTACTTACACGGCGTCCGTGTCCAAGAAATCAACGAGGGCACACGCTCTATCTCCACCGTTTCCACCGCGATTGTCGGGATGGTCGTCACTGCAGACGACGCCGACGCCGCTGCTTTTCCCTTAAACAAACCCGTTCTGATCACCAACGTCCAGAGTGCTGCCGGCAAGGCCGGCACCAAGGGCACCATGGCCGAGGCCCTGCAGGCCATCGCCGACCAGTCCAAGCCGGTCACCGTCCTGGTCCGCGTCCCGGAAGGCGCAACCGAAGCCGAGACCGTTTCCAACATCATCGGCGGATCTGCGAACGGCAAATACACCGGCATGAAAGCCCTGCTGTCTGCCAAGGCTCAACTGGGCGTTACGCCTCGCATCCTGGGCGTGCCCGGTCTGGATACCCAAGCCGTCACCGCTGCCCTGGTCAGCATTGCCCAAAAGCTGCGCGCCTTTGTGTACGCGAGCGCCTGGAACTGCGAAACCATGGAAGAGGCCGTGGCCTACCGCAACCAGTTTGGTGCGCGCGAACTCATGCTGCTTTGGCCTGACTTCCTGGCCTGGAGCACCTCGCAAAACAAGACCGTCACGGCCAACGCAACCGCCCGCGCGCTGGGTTTGCGTGCGCAACTGGATAAAGAGGTCGGCTGGCACAAGACCCTGTCCAACGCTCCGGTCAATGGCGTCACCGGCATCAGCAAGGACGTGTTCTTCGACCTGCAGGATCCGTCGACCGACAGCAACTACCTCAACAGCCACGAAGTCACCACGCTGATCAACCAGAGCGGCTACCGCTTCTGGGGTTCGCGCACCACCACTGACGACTCGCTGTTTGCCTTCGAGAACTACACCCGTACCGCCCAGGTGCTTATGGACACCATGGCCGAGGCGCATTTCACGTTTGTGGACAAGCCCATGCACCCGAGTCTGGTCCGCGACATCATCGAAGGCATCAACGCCAAGCTACGCGACCTCACGGCCCAGGGCTATCTGCTCGGCGGCGAGTGCTGGTACGACGAAGAGGTAAACACCAAGGACACCCTCAAGGCTGGCCAGCTGCGCCTGGACTACGACTACACCCCGGTCCCGCCCCTGGAAGACCTGACCCTGCGGCAGCGCATTACTGACTCGTACCTGACGAGCTTTGCCGACCGCGTGAATTCCTAACCCCTTTGCATAAGCGCGTTTCAAGGCGCGCCCCAGGAGAGCTGCCGCTATGGCCCTGCCCCGCAAACTGAAAAACATGAACCTCTTTAACGAGGGTTACAACTACCTCGGCGAAGCCAAGGCAGTCACCCTGCCCCAGCTTGGCCGCAAGATGGAAAGCTACCGAGGCGGCGGCATGAACGGCCCCGTCAAGGTCGACTTCGGCCTGAGCGACGATGGTATCCAGCTTGAATGGACGCTCGGCGGCTTGGATGTGACCGTGCTCAAGCAGTTTGGCATTACCAAAGCCAGCGGCGTCATGCTGCGCTTTGCCGGTGCCTTCCAGCAGGACGACACCGATACCAGTGCCTCCGTCGAGATCGTGGTGCGTGGCCGCCACGAGACCATCGAGATGGGCGATGCCTCCCCAGGTGAAGACACCGAACACAAGATCACCACCACCTGCACCTACTACAAGCTGACCGTAGACGGCGAAGTCGTGATCGAGATCGATCTGCTCAATTTCATCGAGAAGGTCGGCGGCGTGGATCGTCTGGAAAGCCAGCGCAAAGCGCTGGGTATGTAAGCCTATTTTTTCGATTTAGAAATTTCTAAATGCCACATTTGCCCGTTTTGGCGGGCACTCTGCTAGGAGCTTTACCTTATGACTACCCCAACCCAAGACCAGGCTATTACCGCCCCTGAAATGGACCAGAATGTCATCATGCTGGATGAGCCCATCAGACGCGGTGCCCAGGTCATTGACCAGTTCACCCTGCGTAAGCCCAGCGCCGGCGAGTTGCGTGGCGTATCCCTTTCCGACCTTTTAAACCTGGATGTAACCGCGATCATCAAAGTGGTCCCGCGCATTAGCCTGCCCTCGATTACCGAAGCTGAAGCCCGCGCAATGGATCCAGCCGACCTGGTGGAAGTGGGAGGCAAGATCGGCAGTTTTTTGCTGAAGAAGTCCATCAAGGCGGAACTCTCCCCCGCCACGTAGAAGATGCGATGGCGGATCTGGCTATCACCTTTCACTGGCAGCCCGCCCAACTGGATGAGTTGGGCCTGGCTGAACTAATGGACTGGCGTGAACGCGCCCGTAAGCGAGTAAACCCCGATGGCAGCTAATAGCCTACAGATCCGAGTGCTGCTGTCGGCACTCGACAAAGTGACCGCGCCTATGAAGCGCATCATGGCCGGCAGTAACAGCACGGCTAAAGCGCTGAAAGCCGCCCGCGACCAGGTTAAAGCCCTGAACGCTCAGCAGTCCGATATCGGCAACTATCGCAAGCAGCATGATGCCGTGCGGCAGACCGGCGAAGAACTCGCTCGCGCCCAGCAAAAGCTCAGGCAGTACCAGGAGCAGCTCAAGGCAACAGACGCACCCTCGGCCGCCTTTCAGCGCACCTTTATCAATGCCAGCGCGGCAGTCGAGCGGCTGAAGAACAAGCACACCGAGCAGCGCGCCGAGCTGCAGCGGCTGATTCCCAAACTACGCGAAGCCGGCGTCGATACCCGCAACCTGGCCGGCAGCGAAAGCCAGCTCAAGAGCAAGATCGAAGCCACCACCCAGGCCTACAAACGCCAACAGGAACGGATGAAATTGGTCGCTGCGCAGCAGGAGCGGCTGGGCCAGATGAAGCAGTCCTATGAAAAGACCAAGGGCGTAGCCGGTTCAATGGCCGGATCCGGTGCCGGGATGCTGGCCGGTGGTAGCGGCATCCTCTATGCCGGCAGCAAGCTCCTGGCTCCAGGCCTGGAATTTGATGCCAGCATGAGCCGGGTTCAGGCGTTGGCCCGTATAGACAAGAACTCAGACGACTATAAGGCACTGCGCAAACAGGCTAGGGACCTGGGTGCCTCAACCCAGTTTAGTGCCGGCCAGGCCGCCGATGCGCAAGGGTATCTGGCCATGGCTGGCTTCAAGCCCAAGGCCATTCAGGATGCCATGCCCGGCATGCTGGATCTTGCCAAGGCTGGAAAATCAGATCTGGCTGATACGGCCGATATCGCTTCCAACATCCTGACCGGCTTTAAGCTACAGGCCAAGGATATGGGCCGACTGGGGGATGTCCTGGCCGGCACCTTTAGCCAGTCCAACACTACCCTGCAGACGCTGGGCGAGACGATGAAATACGTCGCCCCGGTCGCCGCCTCGCTAAACCAGCCGCTGGAAGAGGTGGCCGCCATGGCCGGCAAGCTGGGTGATGCCGGTATTCAGGGCAGCATGGGCGGTACCGCCCTGCGCGGCATTCTCTCCCGCCTGGCCGCACCGTCCAAGGCCGCCGGCAAGGCACTCGACCAGCTGGGCGTCAAAGCCAAGGACGCCAAGGGCAACCTGCGATCGCTGCCGGATATCCTGACCGACCTCAGTAAAAAGACTAAAGGCATGGGTAATGCCAAGGTCGCGGGCCTGTTCAAGGACATTGCCGGGGAAGAGGCGGTCGCCGGATTTCAGGTGTTAGTCGAACAGGCTGGTAACGGCGAGCTGCAGAAATTTATCAAAGAACTCAAGGCCTCTGGTGGCCAGGCTAGCAAAATCGCCAAGGTCATGGGCGACAACATGCGCGGCGATCTCGATGGGTTGAGCAGCGCCTGGCAAGACCTGGGCATTCAAATGGAAGAAGGCCAGGACGCCCCCTTACGTAATCTTATTCAAAATCTCACCGGCGTGATCAGCAAGATCAAGGCCTGGACCGTGGCTAATCCGGAGCTGACCAATAACCTGGTCAAAGGCGCAGCTGTGATCGCCGTCATTACTGCCGGCATGGGCACTCTCACCCTGGCCATTGCCAGTGTGCTTGGCCCGTTTGCGCTGCTGCGCTATGGCATGGGCTTGCTGGGTTTCAAGGGCTTTAGTCTGATCGGCACCCTGTTCCAGTTGGCCAGGTCCGCCCTGCCCCTGGTGGCCACCGGGATCCGCCTGGTGACAGCGGCTGCCATGGCCAACCCGATCCTGGCCCTTATTACCGGCATTGCCCTTGCCGCCACGCTGATCTACCAGCATTGGGGAACAGTCGGCCCCTGGTTTGCCTCGCTCTGGCAGGAGATCAAAAGTGGCTTTTCCAATGGCATCGCAGGCGTTGCCGGTCTTCTGGCCAACTTTAGCCCGCTTGGGCTTATGTACAGCGCATGGTCAGGCATTCTGAACTACCTGGGCATTGAGCTACCGGCCAAGTTTACCGGCTTTGGCGGCATGATCATCGATGGCCTAATCAACGGCATGACCGGCCAGTTGGGAGCGCTCAAGGACTCGGTTTTTAGAGTGGCCGGTAACGCCGCTGAATGGTTCAAGGAGAAGACGGGGATCCACTCGCCCAGCCGCGTATTTGCCCAGTTGGGCGACTTCACGATGCAAGGGCTAGCTGTAGGGATAGCCAAGGGCGAAGACGGCCCCCTATCGCAAATGGCGAATACTGCCAAGCGCCTAACCGCTGCCGGTGCAGTAGCCGTTGGCGTGAGTACCACAGCCACTCCAGCTATGGCGGGCATCACCTTTGATGATAGGCCGCCGGTTTCGCAGCGTGCTGCGCCGGCACCGGTGGCAGGCGACACCTATCACTTTACGATCAATGCCGCTCCAGGCATGGACGCTCAGGCGATTGCCAAGGCGGTACGCGCCGAGCTGGCCAGGGCCAAGTCTGAACAATCCGCCCGCGGCCGCAGCAGCCTGCGAGACCAGGAGTAACCCGCCATGATGATGGCCCTAGGACGTTTTATCTTTAGCCTCTCCACCCTCGCCTACCAGGAGCTGCAGCGGCAAACCGAATACCGACACGCGAGCAGCTCGCGCGTCGGTGCCCCGCCGGCGCGTCAGTTTGTGGGCCGTGGTGATGACAGCATCACCTTGCCCGGCTGGCTTGCGCCCGAGCTTACCGGCACTGCTGCCAGCCTTGACGTGCTGCGCTACATGGCCGAGTCCGGCTCGGCCTGGCCCATGATCGAAGGTACGGGTCGAATCATGGGGCTTTGGGTCATCGAAAGCATCAGTGAAACCAGAACGATCTTCTTTCGTGACGGTGCAGCTCGGCGGATTGAATTTACCCTCTCGCTCAAGCGCATTGACGACAGCCGCACCGACCTGCTCGGTGCCGGCATTGCTTCGGCCAATGGCATCCTGCGGAGCATCCTATGATCCGCGAAGCCCTCAACCAGGCCACCTGCCAGCTGCGCAAGCTGTATGACCAGGAGGTGAACGGTGCTGGTTACCCAGTCGCTACCTACAAGCTCACCGTGGACGGGACGGACATCAGCAACCTGATAGCCCCGCGTCTGATTAGCCTGGACCTCACCGATAACCGAGGCCTGGAAGCCGATCAGCTCAGCATTGTCTTGAGTGATCACGATGGCTTGCTCGCTATCCCACCTCGCGGCGCCAAGGTGCGTTTATGGCTCGGCTGGAATACTACTGGCCTGGTCGACAAAGGCACTTATGTGGTGGACGAGACCGAGCATAGCGGCGCACCGGATATACTGAGCATTCGTGCCCGCAGTGCGGACCTACGCAAGACGCTGAAAGCGAAACGAGACGCCGGCTACACCAGCACTACCCTCGGGACGATCCTGCGCACTATTGCCACTCGACAAGGCCTGACGCCAGTCATTGCCAAGGAACTCGACACGCTTCCGGTGCTGCAGCTGGACCAGACCGGCGAGTCTGACGCCAACCTGCTCACTCGCCTGGGTGAAGACCACGACGCGGTAGCCACTGTCAAAGCGGGCCGGCTGATCTTTATCCAGCAGGGCAAAGGCAAGACAGCCAGCGGCGCGGATCTGGGCCATATCACCCTCACCCGCGAGGATGGCGACCAGCACAGCTACCTGCAGGCGGATCGGGAAAGCTACGAAGGTGTGAGGGCCTATTACTACGATGTGAACAGCGCAAAGAAACAGCACGCTATTGCCGGAGGCGGAAACAACCTCAAGGACCTGCGGCATACCTACAGCGATCAGGCCAGTGCTCTACGTGCAGCGCGTGCGGAGTGGAATCGTCTGCAGCGCGGGACCGCTACCCTCACCTACCAGCTGGCCCTGGGCCGTCCGGATCTGATTCCCGAACTCAGCTATACCCTGGTTGGAGTTAAGGCCGAGATCGACGCGATCATCTGGCACGGCGGCAACGTCCAGCACAGCCTCACCGCAGACGGTGGCTACACCACGCGCCTGGATCTGGAGGCCAAACTTCCAGAGGACCTGGTATCAGATCTGTTTGAGGATGTTCAGGGCGACTATACCGGCGTAGTCGCATACTACCGGGACAAGAAGACGGGCAAAGAGGTTGCGGTTACTGCAGGAGACCAGACCAAGCCCAAGCGGCTGCACTACCTATACGCCAACAAGCACACGGCAAAGCGTGCTGTAGAGCGGGAGTGGAAGAAGATGCAGGAAGCAAACATTATTAAAGCCGATTAAGCATACCGATGGGCAAGCTCCCAAGGCCTAATAAGCTCACCTGTTTCAAGGTCAATAATATCCCCAACTATACGATCCAAGCGGAAAGTGCGCTCGGCTTTACGTGCATGACACTTACCTTTTAAGTACGTATGCGTAACCGAGTGAACTGTTACCTTGCGGCTAGTGATAGCTCCTTCTGAATCCTCATAAGTGAACTCTATAAGACCCAGTTTCCAACCGGTGCGTATAGCTCGGGTTGGCTCTTTAAGAGGCTTAATAGGGGCTGGCTGTATCTTTTTTTCTGGCTTAGGCGCAGGGGCTTTTTGGAGAAGGTCTTCGGAAGGTAAACGTGGCTTCAAAGCAGAAGGTGCTTGTTTCCTTAATTGGTAATGCTTTCTAACCAGCATTACCAATGAGACAAAAGGCCACCAACATGCATAAAGGCCGGTAACGACTAAAAGTAGGCCTTGAAGGAAATTTGGCGAGCCTGTTGACTTCGACCCGATGAGTGAAGCAAGGCCTAAGAGCACAGGGAGAAGACAGACTACGCTAAGCCCAAGTATCTGCTTGCGGCTTTTGTTTTTAAGTCCTATCGATGGAGGGTAAATCATTCCAGAGATACCCGATCCCGCCACGATAAAGAAGGCGATGACTAGCGCTTCCAGCATGACACATCCTTTTGTGAGCTGATAAAGCTAAATTTTATCAACTCCGTCACGCTTTTTGTCTACTGATCAGCCAGGTTTATAGCTCGCTAATCGCGAATGGGGGCTTATACAGTATTGCGAGCTGTATCTATATACACTACCATTCGTCTGGCACTGGTTAGTTATACAGTGCTTTTGTGTGACAGGATCTACAAATGGAGTTGTTTGACTGATGTACAAGCATAACGGATTTAATGCAGATCCTGTAGACATAAAAGCCAAGCTTCATAGCTGGGCTATTAAAAGATCTATCAGTCATCTTTGGTTTTCTTATCTGCGGTTACGACAAGGCCGTGCAACATACGCCTTACTGTTTCCCTTTCAATATCTTCTAAATCACGGATATTGCAAAGAATCTCCTGCTCAACATGCGATAGTGCAGGAGTACCCTCCTGAATATATCGACCTGTTAAAACAAAGATTACGTCCACGCCTACAGCTGCAATTGCAGACAGATAACCCGTATCTGGATTGCCAGCATCTTTTTCGTAAATCACCTGAGTGTTCTTGCCTACGCCGCCTACTTTGGCGAAGTCGGTCTGGCTCATACCTAAACGTTTCCGTTCAGCTCTGAGTCGCGAACCAATGGTCATAAAATCGTGCCTTTTTATTGACATTACCGAAAATCCGGTAAAAACTCTGTGTAAATTCACTAGAATCACACGGTTTCGCACTATGCCGAACGCAGACATCCCCGAGCAAGCCCGTAATCAGGCGAAAGCCAGGCTAAGACGGCTCGGAATTACTGCGCAGGAGTTCGCAAAAGCTAACAAGCTGAGCCCCAGCACTGTGTATGCCGTTTTGAACGGACAGAAGAAGTGCACGCGTGGTGAATCTCACCGAGCTGCCGTTCTACTGGGTTTGAAAGAAGGTGTGATTTTGAGTTGATGGCATGCCCGGCATTGCGCAAGGGCTTTTCAGTGTTGCGGGAAACGTTAAGTAGGACTCTGACATGTACCAGGACAGTAAGCGAATTCGGAAAAATCGCGCCACGATAAACCTCGACGACTACGAGCAGGCCCTGATCAATGCCCTGGTGGATTACACCGGTCTTGATCAAGCCACCTTGCTCCGACAGTTGGCTATGCAGGAAGCAAGAGAACTCTTACTGCCTCAAAGCATGTTAGGCCAGGCCTCAGCTTGAACCCAGTCACTTATGAGTACCTTGAATGCCTCAAGCCAGCTTTGATTATGAAGACAACGAGTGCGACCTGCTCGACCGGGTCCAGCAGCGCAAAGGGTTAGCCGACCGAAACCAGGCGGCGGAATGGTTAGTTAAGGCTCGCTTGCGTCGTGCCGCAATAAAGCTCACAGGCCGTAACCGAGCACTGTATGAAGTGTAGGAAGGAGGAACCCATGAACCCAATCAGAACGCCTGAACGGCGGCAGTAACGACTGCCAACCAACGCCAGGCCCTGCAGTATCAAAGGTTTACGAGAATGATGTCCGTACCTGAAGAATTAGGCCTCAATGCCACCGCTTCCGAGGATAGGGGAGCTGTAAAACCATGGGAGCAATGGCAATGAAATGCCCTAGCTGCCGTGAAAAGCTCCGTATGCGTACCACTGAAGAGGAGGCACCATGCTTCAAGAACGTATGGTACGAGTGCACCAACTTCGACTGCGGAGCCACGTTCAAAGGTCATCAGACTATCGTTCACCAGATCCGGCCGTCTGCGCTGGAGAATCCTTATCACGTAGTGCCCATGGCTCCAACCGTGACCGGGAGACTCAAGCCCAAGATCCCGCAGGGCTCCACCAAGCCAGCCTCGCTGGATAAATCAGGTCTGGAGCAGCGTCCATGAATATTCAGTTCCCTGAAAACTATCTGGACAGCATGCAGGCCGCTGCCCTCTCCTTCTTGATCCGCCATCAAGCCGAACACCTGGGCAACACTGACCAATTGCTCATGCGCGCCGTTACCCACCTCAACGAGCGGTTGCAGGTGCCGGAGCACACGGCTAAGCGCCTGGTTGACCGTGCCTATTCCGAACTCAAGCCCGAGCCCGAGCATCGCTACCTGGACGTAGACAGCAGCACCGGCCTGGTCGCTGTGCTGGTCGATCCGGAATCCGGCAGGCGTTACCGAATACCTATAGCGGAAGTCTTTGCGGCCTGTATCGACGATCCGGACCTGCCGCCTAAACCCAGCTCAACTCACTAATACCAGCCCATAAATCTC